GACGTCCGTCCGAGTCCCACATGGAAGTGACTCGTCGTTTTGTCCTGTACTTAACGGCCTCCCCCTTGCGGGGACGGACGCCAATAGCACAGGAATTAATGCCACCCTGCAAAAAGCTGATCAGTAACCCGGAAGGGTTATAGATCCGCCGCTTGTTTCGTCTAGGTACGACAATGTCCCTATTGCTAATGCGAATCTTCGGCACAAATGCTTGAGATTCAACATAGCTATAAGTATAGCTCCGCCGGCAAAACCTAATGAAAGGTCTAGCTAGGTATAGCGGGACATGGATACCCGAATCGATATTTGCAAACCTTGGAACCGGTTGAAACTTGCATCTTGCGAGCAAGTATGAGACGGTCTTAGGGAGCGCAATTCCGGTTTTTGTTGAGAACCGGACAAGCCTGTTAATTGCAGAATAGAGGTCCTGAGGTGTTGATAGGGACTTCAAATAGACGCCACGGATATCGGCGCCATTGAAGAAGTCCGCACCACAGGATTCTCTGAACGGACCTTCAACAAAGGTCTTATCGTCATTAACCTCGAAACCAAGGAGCATAAGTAAGTGAATGACATCCCCCGTGATAGCACGAGGGACTACTATGTCATCCCCATTTACACCCCATAGAGAAGAGGACTCGCGTCTGTCACCAGGTATTCCCCGGAAACGTAAGCAAGCGACGACCGCACATGCGAAAAGCATTGTTTGCAGAGGGAACGTATAACCGTTACCCATCGTGCTTATCATATGCAACTCGACTGTGCCCCGGCCTTCGATCTGCGTGACCGGACACCTGTATTTGACAAGCATCCGAAACATGTCAAGTGGTAGACACCACTTTAACATGGACAACGACATCGAATCTGAAGCACTAGACAGATCGATTGTACTCAATCCATCCAGGAGGCTTCCTAACCGGGCTAGATCTCGGTTCTTGAACTGCTGCGTAACCAAGTCGATGCCAAATCGACTACGCAAACGGTCCTCGAGATGCGCACCAAGCCCAAGCTGAAAGTATGTATTCAGCGTTGGCTCAGTGCAGATGCATCGAGAGATCTTATCGTTCTTAGGCACAAAACTAAGACGATTACCTTCAACTATTCGGGCTCGCCCATAGGTGGCTTCGCGGATATTCTCCGCGTTAGACCATTCAGGGAAGTTACCGGTATAGCGTCTGTACCAAAAGTACAAAGCCTGATCACTACATGTAAGAGGTGACGAAAACAATTTCGTATAGAAATCGCCCCCGTTGGAACCGACATTACTGCCGGGCCCAAGATTGGCTCGTTCGAGCAAATCGTATGGATGATCCACTAAAGGATATCCCCTCTTAGGCTCGTTCCCTTGTTCGCAAGGTACTGGATCCTTTCCACCGTTCCAAAAGTCCCAAATGGCCGTCTTAAAGCCATTCAATAACATTTCGGTACGACTGTCGATCTCACGATCGTCAGGTAGTGCCCATTTCTTACATTTCTCATTGACGTGTAAGAATTTCGCTAATGCAGCCTCATCAGCGGTACTAGTATTGCTAACCTCCCATTTCTTTAAGAGGCTAGAGCTAATACTTAACGCGGCTGCTTCGCGGATGGACATACCCGGCCAGAAATCCCCATCGCTGGGGAGACCCTGGTCGGTTAAATCAGACTTAAGGCATTGAAATAAAATGTCGGGTTTGATCGCCACAACAAGTGCTCCAATAATTTGACAACATTCGATTCCTCACGGAGAGTGAGGTGATATGTCTATTCCCGCCAAGATTAAGCGGAAGATAGATAGCAATTCAGAGCCTGTGCCCTTTATTGCCCAGATAGTAAAGCAAGCCGCCCCTAAAAAGAGCAGCCTTATGAAAAGCCTTTCCCAGTCAACCGCCGTCTTACGACGGCGATTGGCAGGACGAGCCTTCATAACTTTACATCGATCCCTGCACTAACGTATCGCCAAGATCGGCACTCTCTTCCGAGAGCAAGCCAATAACAAGCGAGGTCAGTGCACGGACCGTGTCTGGATCGAATGAGTCCATACCTGCAGGGATATCCCAAGTACCGCGAAAAATCGCGGTTGCAGGCACGCCAGAAGCAGCTTCTCCGCCGTAGCGGACAACAAGCTTCGTCTGGTTATTGGGGATAGAACCTCGCAGGCCCGTGATCGGGTTCGCAACAGGCAGCGCCTTTGGGGCAGCTGGCAAGAAGAGAGTTGCCGACACGGGTGACGAGATACTATTAGCACCTGCCGAGCCGACACCGCTTACAGCGGTGACGACTTTGCTTTTGGCGTTCAAAGCCGGGGCCACGGTGTCCGCCGTCGTAAACGTCGGACTAGTGAATCCCGTCTGAGCCCCTCCAGTGATACTGGAATCTGGTGACCATGTCATAGAAAACTCCAATGGGTAATGACAACATGATAGCGTCCCTAATAACTATTAGTAGTTCCTCTTGCCAAAGTTAAGGCCAGAAAGATCTACAAGACGCCGAGAGGTGGACTTGTGAAGACCTGCTAGAGCGGCTATATTAAGCCACTTCATGCCTAACCCTGGGATCGTGAATTCCAAAGTAGGAATCAACGTTCCGTAGTAAGTGAAGCGTGAAAGGTCGAAACAAGAAGAAGAAAAGGAACCTCCTGGATTAAGCTCACGCCGCGATTTTACATAAAGCGGCGCTGCCGGACGGTCTTCAAGATCGATAGAGGCGAGGGTTATTATCCTCTCCTTTCTCTCTCCCATGACAATCCAGCGGACAGGGGCCCGATTAAAGGCCCATGCTGAGAGACAATCACCAATGTTGGTGAAGTAGTCTACCATGAATGAGTACGGGATTAACTCCCAAATTGTCGGTAGAAACTCATGGACAGTTAGTCCAAAAGCATCTAATCCACCTTTGTAGGTGGAATCGATATCAACTACACCATAAAGAACGACCTTGTGAAAGTCGGTCTGAGTGTAGCGTCTATTGATCACACAATTACCCGCAATAAGGTTATCAGAATAGGGCTCCGTAGCCTTTTCCTGAGAAACCCTGGCGCGGATCATTAAGCGCGGAGGTCTATAAAACAACTCCTGAACAGCCTTGCCGGCATCTTCGATGTCAGCAATTAACGGCCGAACGCCGAATGAATACTCAATCCAGGTCCCAGACACCATCCTTCCGATTTCTCGGCGGGTTACTTTGTCACGAACGACGCGGCCGTTCCTTCTAGCGATTTTCTCAGCTCTATTTCTTATAGAATTGAGATGCCAGAATGAGGACTTCCACATAGTTTGCAAAGGGTGTCGAATCATATGAAGTGTTTCAGCAATTTCACCGAGGGATACTAAACCTTGAAGTTTAGTTTGAGCCTCAGTTGCCTTTTTGATAAACTTCATCTTGGCCAGGTTAAGAACTCTTTCAGAGTCAACGGTAGTACCGCTGTTTGAGGGGAAAACTCCGTAGCTTTCCGGACTCGTCAGATCACCGGTCACTTTGGTCCCTATTTTCCAAGGGGGCTCATTGTGCCACTGATCCTCATACCAGGCTGTCCCGGTATTAGGCGGCGAGATAGTGAAACCTTTAACTCTAAGGTCTGTAGTTGCATTTTGACCACGAGCAATCAACTGCTTCCAGCCAATCACGTTATCCCCGTAGACAGTATAGATCTCCCGATTCTGTTGAATCGATCGTCTAGACTCATCTGCAGGGTACGGAAGATAGCCGTAAAGGTTAGAGAACCTCGTGTCGCAACCAAAACCTAGAGCTTCAGATTTCGTTTTACCCATATAACACCTAAGAGTAAGACTTGTTTAAGGTCTTTAAGGAGGCTATTACTAACATCCTTTTTTGAAGAAGGAACGGGGCTCGCGCCTCGTATGTCTAAGTGCACGTCTTTGAAGTCGTACGGTATCAGTTCCCAGCATTTACATGCTGAGATCTTTACTCCGCACAACGGACAGACGCCTCGTGGCGATCGTTTGTTTAGAAAAAACATTCTACCTCCACGTTGCATATGAC